GCGCACTGCTGATGCGGTACCGCGACGGTCAGTACACCCGCGGCTACGACGGCCAGTTCCTGTTCCCGGCGCGCAACGGCAAGGCCCTGAGCGAAGGCCAGGCCAGCGCCGTGTTCGCCCGGTTGGGGCAGGGCGAGTGGACCAGCCATGACCTACGCAAGGTGGCCCGTACCGGTTGGGCTGACCTCGGCATCGACCATCTAATCGGCGAGCTGCTGATCAACCACGCCATGGGTCACAACGTGAAGGTGTACATCCAGTCGGACGTGATGAGTCGCAAGCGTGATGCCCTGGAGCAGTGGCACGCCCATCTAGACCAGAAGGGTTTTGCCCTGATTCACGGATTGACCGGCTTTAGATTCGGAGATTCCGGTAATGCGCTGGAAGCCTCAGAACATAAGGCCTGCGAGGCCAATCAAGAATCAACCATAGGCGAGGTTTAAAAATGATGAAAAAGAGTCATGGCCCTGCTTTTCGTCGCACGCTTATCCCGTTGGAGCACTGCAAATCCTGCAAGGGCCAAGCAGTGATCACCGGTCTGTTTCACCATCTGGATTGTGTCGACTGCCACGCCTCCGGCTGGGTGCGCGCTGATGGAGGTGAGCCACTTTCTTTGCAGGACTTGGTTACTCAACTCAGCTTCAACTTGAGCGCTGCTTACGCCGCTGGGCTGGCCGGCTCGGCTGAGAAGGAGCCAGTCGGCCTTCACAATTATTACAGCCAGAACAACCGTCGCGGCGCCGGTGGATCGAACTTCACCGGCGACTGATCGCGGATCTTTATTTTTTGGGGGAGAGTCACTATGAAACTGATTGGAGCGCGTCAAGCCTGGACCGACTCGCAACATGAGTCCAACGCATCAATATCGGCCGTGGCCATTGAGTCGGCCAAGTCCGCCACCATCGCTAGAAAAACCAGGGCTCGTCAGCATGAGGTGGTCTTTGCCGCCATGGGTGAAGACAAGGAGGAGCGCATCAAGGTCGCCCGCCAAAAGATCAGCATCAGCGAAACTCGCCGTACTCCGATCGGCCGATCTACGGCCCGCGCCGCGCACCTGGCTATGATGGGAAAGATTCAGCGCGCCATTGGCACGTTGCCTTTTCAGGTCCAGCAGTTCGGGCACTTCCTTTACCACCCCTGCCTGACCATGCAGCACGTAATGAATGCCGTGCTGCTGATCACCGCCAAGGCGCAGTTGCCTGACCTAACCTCGGCCAAACGCGTGAAGGCTCAGTACCTGGTGACACTGGCATTGCAGTCGTACAAAGCTGAGGTCACCGGAGCTGCGGAGTGGGGACCGGCCCGAGTGGCTGCCGAAATGAACGCGTTCTTCGGCGTATCGATTGAGCCAAAACACTGGAATCGCGATTGGCTTGACTTGTGGGAATCGCTGAAAGCAGTAATTAAAGAAGTGGATATTGAGGCGCAATCCGCTGTATGGCAGTTGATTCACTCGGAGATTGAGGAATCAGCAGCTTAATATGTTGACATGGTGGGGGTTTGCAGTTAATTTTCCCATAGTGCGCAACTTACCTCCAACGCACGCCACTACCAGAACCCGGCCATTGAGCCGGGTTTTTGCATTAGTAGAGTGTGTTAAGAGCTATTTTCCTGTCGCCATCGTATTGACATCACGGTGGGGAGTAGGGGAAGGTTAGGAAAACCACATTGGATCCTTTTTATGATCAAGGCTATCGCACTCGCTCTAACACTTTTTGCTACTTCCGCGCTCGCGGCCGACATGACCGACAAGGTCATGCTTTCCGAAGTACATGTGACCAAAGGATTGCTTCCAGCCGTCGAGGGCGTTGCCAAGAACAATACTGGAGTGACCTTGGAGAATTTGTTTATCACGTTCAAGCTCTACAATGATGCGGGCGAAGTGGTTGGTAGCGCCCTCGCTCGCGGTAAAGACGTTGAGCCAGGCGAGGCATGGCGGTTCTCCACACCCACTACGATAAAGTTCACTAAGGCAAAGCTTTCAAAGATTGAGATTTACTGATTGGAAAGCCCAGCTCTCGAGTCGGTTTTTTGTGCTCAGAGATTACGCATAGTCCAATCCGCTTTGAATGAATCGAACAAGGAGCACGCGCAGTTCGATTTGGTCAAAGGCAGCTAGTGATGTGTGTAGATGGCTGTTCGTTTTCATGATGGCCAGTTGACATGTTTTTCGGTGAGGCACTATAAAGTGCTCTTTAAATGGACGAGAGGGCCTAGCAATGAGCGATCAAAAAAAATACTCGGATCAATCCGGAAGAAAACACGACTCTATGCTGGGTGCCCACTGGGCGGATGAGGAAGCAGAAAAGGCGAAAAATAAGTCGGGTGCCAGTGACGATACCGTCAAGTTGACTGTCTTTCTAAGCCTTGTCTATATTGTCACTTCTCTATTCGTAAGCAGGAAGCTTTTCACGCTCTTAGATCTAAAGTTTAGTCATTCTACAGCCGGAGGAGTATCCACACTTGGGCTTTGTCTCGTGTTGATTGTTATTTATTTTTGGCTTATGACTAAGTTTAAGACGGCCGATTCTGTGTGTGGTTACAGCTGCATTGCTGCTGCAGCGATGGCTTCGATCTGCGGTTTTCTTCCGGCGGTCCCGTAGGATATTGAATTCCGGCCTCGCCATCGTGCACGTGGTGCCTGAAGGCACGCCCTAGCGTTTTCCGCCTTATCATAAGCCCAGCCGTCGTGCTGGGCTTTTTCGTTTTTGGGCTGTCGGGCTTCGGTCGCCGCGCGCCCTTTCAGGGCCTCGGCATGCGCAGGGGCTTTCCCGAATCTGGCACCCATGCCCCCGTCTTTGCTCCGATCGGATGAGGAAGGCATGGAGCGCCGGACCAATCACAACGCCGAGATACCGAGGCGCCATGAGATATCAATCTATGTCCGAGCCCGGTCCTCTCACTGCCGCTGGCGGTATCGCGCTGTACAAGCTGGGGGCATTTGGATTCGTGGCCGTCTTGGCTGCTGTTGTCGTTATGGCAATGACGTTACCCAAGACCGCGCGCGAGTTCGTCGTCGCAATGATCAGCACATCGGTGTCCAGCATCTGCGGCGGCGCCTTCGTTGTCCGGTGGCTGGGCCTTGGCTCTTGGGCGAATGACGACGTCGGGGTGATTGCCCTGGGCGGAATCATTTTTGTGTGCGGCCTGCCTGCTTGGGTCTTGGTTCGCGCCTGGTTCAAGTGGGCTGAGAAGCGCCGGGATAAGGACCTGGCCGAAATTGCCAGTGATCTTGCCGATCTGCGTAAAGCGGTAACCGGTGCCAACCAACAACAAAATCCTTAAGGGGATGACCATGCAACTGATCGACAACTGGAAACAAGCGCTGAGCATGACCAGCGTTCAGGCTGGTGGTGCAGTCGCCGCGCTTGGTTTAACTGAGCAGCTGATGCCGACCCTTCAGGCGGTGTTGCCACCAATTGCCTACGGCGTGCTGGGCCTACTGGTGAAGATCGCCCGGGTCGTGCTGCAGCCGAAGCTGGGCAAGTAGTTCGCGACACGTTTCGCGGATAAGCAAATTGTGTCGCAGAAGGTCAGTCAAGCATGCCTCGACTTAAAACTTTACCGCCTCGAATGAAGCAATCCGAAGGTAGGCCATTCGCTGTCCCCATCGCAGATGGAGGTGCAGATGGCTGGGGTTCGGGCCGTGGTGGTCGACCTTGGCGACGTAAGCGTGCCGCGATCCTGATACGTGACGAGTACACCTGCCAAACCTGCGGCATCATCACGTTGCAGCTCGAGGTCGATCACATTGTGAACCGCGCTCGTGGTGGGTTGGACGACGAAGAGAACCTTCAGGCGCTCTGCATCCCGTGCCACAAGCTGAAGACCGCCGCCGAGTCGGCCGAGGGAGCGGGGCGAGCGTGATGTTCGACGATTTCGCCGATCCAATGCGAATCGGTATCGATTGGATCGTGTAGCACGTCAGTGCCCCTGGGCGCATCCAAACCATGGAAGGTTTTGCATAGGACACCGCCCCCGACCGCACGTAGAGATTTTTTCCCCTCCACAGGATTTTGTTAAAGATGGCACTCACCTCTAAAAAGCGCGCCTTCATCGTCGCGGTGAGGGAAGGTGCGTCTAACAAAGATGCAGCGATTGCTGCCGGTTGTTCTGCGAAGACAGCGTCTGCCGCTGGCTCCAGGCTTGCGAAGGACCCGGACGTAGTCAGCGAGCTACACAAGCTGAACGCACTTTTCCCTCTCGGCACGGCTGTTAAAGGTAATGTTAAAGCGGATGTTAAACCCGCTCGCGCCAAGCTATCGCGGGGATCGGCTGAGACTGCTCCCGAGCTTGAGGAAGAGGCGGAGCGACTGCCTGAATTGTCTGGCGAACTCCCTCCACCAGAGCCGGTCCGGCTCTACACCGACCCAAGGGACTACCTGCTAGATGACATGAATGATCCAACGCTGGATCGCAAAGACAGGCGTGACGCGGCCAAAGCCTTGATGCCTTTCCTGCACGCTCGGAAAGGTGAAGGTGGCAAGAAGGAAGAACGGCAAAAAGCGGCGGAAAAAGTGGCTAGCAAATTCAGCCGACAAGCACCGCCAACATTGGTCGCGGCGAACGGTAAGCAGGTGTAGCAATGGAGTGGACAACCGCATGCCTGGACTGGGAGCAGCGCCTGGTCCACAAGCAGTCGATTATTCCGGCGCCCATTTTCGCCGAAGAGGCTGAGCGTGCTCTTCACATATTCAGGGAGCTGAAGGTTCCGGATCTCCCGGGCAAGCCCCGGATGGCAGACTGCTGTGATGAGTGGGTATTTGATTTCGTCCGGGCGATCTTTGGCGGGTATGAAGCTGAGACCGGCAAGCAGCTGATACGTGAATTCGGTCTGCTGATCAGTAAGAAGAATACAAAATCCACCATTGCAGCTGGAATCATGCTGACCGCGTTGATCCTGTGCTGGCGAGAAGAGGAAGAACACCTGATTCTCGCTCCTACCCGTGAGGTAGCAGACAACGCATTTAAGCCCGCCGCCGCGATGGTGCGTGCCGATGAAGAGCTGTTGGCGATGTTTCATGTGCAGGATCACATACGCACGATATCTGATCGGACCACTCGCAACAGCCTGAAGGTGGTTGCGGCGGATACGGACACTGTGTCCGGCAAAAAGTCCGGCAAGGTCCTGGTGGATGAGCTTTGGGTGTTCGGCAAAAAGCCTGGGGCAGAAGCCATGTTCATGGAGGCAATGGGGGGCCAGGTATCGCGAGATGAAGGTTGGGTAATCTACCTGACAACTCAGAGCGATGATCCGCCGGCGGGGGTATTCAAGGAGCGCCTTCAGTACTGGCGTGATGTCCGGGACGGCGTCGTAGAAGATCGCAAGACCTTGGGGATCCTCTACGAATTCCCTGAGCAGATGATCAAGGAAAAGGCCTACCTTCTCCCGGAGCACTTCTACATCACCAACCCTAACCTTGGTCGGTCCGTCAGCGCCGAGTGGCTTGAAGATCAGCTCCGGAAGAAGCTTGGTACGAGCGATGGTTCGTTACAGAAGTTCTTGGCCAAGCACTTGAACGTCGAGATCGGCCTCGCGCTGCGCTCGGATCGCTGGGCGGGGGCAGACTTCTGGATGGTCGCCGCGATCCCGGTGCTCTCACTCGACATGCTGATCGCGAGGTCAGAGGTCATAGATGTTGGCATCGACGGCGGGGGCCTTGATGACTTACTCGGTTTCGCAGCTGTTGGTCGTGACAAGCGGACGAGAGATTGGCTGGCGTGGACTCATGCATGGGCGCACCCCTCGGTGCTCGAGCGAAGAAAGGCAGAAGCCCCTCGCTTCCATGACTTTGAGAAAGACGGCGACCTGACCCTGTCAAAGCGAATCGGCGATGACGTTAACGATGTAGCCGACCTAGTCGAGCAGATCGAGGCATCCGGTCTGCTGGACAAGGTCGGCGTCGACCCGGTCGGCATCGGCGCCATCTACGACGCTATGATCGAGCGGGAGATTCCGGCCGAGAAGATCGTGGCAATCAGTCAAGGCTGGAAGCTCGGCGGGGCGATCAAGACTACTGAGCGCAAGCTGGCCGAAGGCGGCCTAAAGCACGGCGGCCAGCCAATGATGGCCTGGTGCGTCGGCAACGCGAAAGTCGAGCCGCGCGCGAACTCCATCCTGATCACCAAGCAAGCCAGTGGCTCGGCCAAGATCGATCCCTTGATGGCCCTATTCAACGCGGTGACCTTGATTTCTCTGAACCCCGAAGGCCGGGGCAACGATGACTTCATGGCAGCCATTCGGAATCCGATCATCGTATGAACCCATTACACCTCTTCATTTTCACCGCCCTGTGCGGCTTCGGTTTGGCCGTCGCGGGTGTCTATACGCTGCTCGGCCTGGGCTGGTCATTGCTGGCCGGCGCCGGCGCTCTGTTTCTCATCGCGGGCTTTGTGCGCAAGGGGCTGACAACAACGTTGCCGGCTCCTACTCGGTGTCGTTCACGGGAGGCGAAGCCTACATCAAGCCGATCCGCGACTTTTTCAAACGGCATAAAGGGGCGAATCATTTCCTGTGGACGCCTCCGCTGGAGGTGCAGGGCGCTTTCATCACCACCGGTGGCTGGCAGCTACAAACGCACGGCAACAAGAAGTACACCCTCAGCACCACCTTTCAGCAGGTATTCAATCCATGATCACGTTGGACGACCAAAAGCTCGAGCCTGGTGCGCTGATCCAGCTAATCGAGCTGGATGGCGAATCTCGGGGTATGGGCTTTTTGCGGTACCACGCTCACCAGCAATCGACGCCGATCATCTGGAAGGGCGAAACCTACCACCCTCGAGCTTATGAAACCTCCGGGTTTGGTCGTAGCGTCGAGGGCAACAACTCTTCACCTTCATTGAAGATCAGCGACATCGATGGGTTGATCACCGCGCTCTGCATTCAGTTCCAGCACCTGAGTGGGATCAAGCTGACAGTCCGCCAGACCTATGCCAAATACCTGGATTCCGCGAACTTTCCTGGTGGTAACCCAGGCGCAAGCACGATGGAACGGGTGGACATCTCGTACATCAACCAGGCAACCAGCATCAATCGAACTGAAGTGGTGTTCGCTCTGGCACCTCCAACGGCAGTGAAGGGGCAGATGCTTCCAGCCGGGCTGATTATGAATCGGTGCGAGTGGTGTTTGTGGGGCGAATATCGCGGAGCTGACTGCAACTATACCGGCATCAAGATGTTCGATCTTGACGGTAATCCGGTGGACGACCCTGCACTGGATCGATGTGGTGGCCGGGTCAGTGACTGCGAAATTCGTTTTGGCAAGGGTAACCCCTTGGCCTTCGGTGGCGCTCCCGGTGCCTCTCTGATTGATGGATGAGCCATGAACAAGACGTTACTGAAACAAGTTCAAGCGCACGCTGCGGAGCAGTATCCGAAGGAGAGTTGCGGCGTTGTGATCAAGGAGAACGGCCGTCAAAAGTACGTGCGATGCCGTAACGACGCTTTGACTCCAAGCGAGCATTTCATCATCAATCCAGAGGACAAGTGCGCTGCCGAAGACCGCGGCGAGGTGCTGATGATTGTGCACAGCCACCCCGACATGCCGCCGCTGCCGAGCATGGCAGACAGAGTGAGTTGCGAACTCCATGAAAAGCCATGGGGCATTATCAGCTGGCCATCCAGCGAGTACTTCGAATTCAAGCCGTGCGGCTATCAGGCTCCGCTGATCGGTCGAGAGTTCGGCCACGGCCTGCTGGACTGCTACGCGCTCTGCCGCGATTACTACAGTCGCGAGCATGGTATCGATCTGCCGAATTACCCTCGCCGTGATGGCTGGTGGAATGAGGGAGAAAGCCTCTACGTGAAGTATTACGAGGAGGCTGGGTTCTACCCCGTGTCGGTACCGCGCAAGGGCGACATGATCGTTATGCAAATCAACGGCGGAGCGCCAAACCATGCAGGCATCTACCTCGGTGATGGCCTGCTGTCGAGTGATCCGGACCTGCATCCGGCGCCGAACACTTTCTTGCATCACCGCTACAACAAGAAATCCACCCG